AAAGACTCAACAGGTGCTGTAGTTCAAACTATTAAAGTACCTTTGGCGTATGCCCCCAGGCAAAAGTTTTTAGCTCGTATTGCAGCCCAACCACAATCATTCGAACAAAGTTTTGAATCCTACCTTCCCAGAATGAGTTTTGAGTTGTTGGGTATTCAATACGATCCTAGTAGAAGGGTGGGGTTACTACAACAAAACCGTGCTGTTAATGGTACAACAAATACTTTAAATGCACAATATGCCCCTACACCTTATAATCTTTCTATGACTTTGTATTTGTTTGCAAAGGATTCTGATGATGCATTACAAGTGGTAGAACAAATATTACCATATTTTAATCCTGATTATAATTTAACGTTAAATGCAATTCCTGAATTAGGTATTAAAAATGACTTACCTATTATTTTAGATAGTGTAACTTATGACGACGAATATGAAGGTGACTTTTCTTCAAGAAGAGCTATCTATTGGACATTAAATTTTACAATGAAACTTAATTTTTATGGACCAATTAACAAACAAAGCCTTATTAAAACAACTAATACTACAACATTTACAGACCCAGCATTAAAAACCCCTCTACAAAACTATTCAGCTACCGTCACTCCAAATACTTTAATGCCTGGTGATAATGTTATTATAAGCGACTCCTTTACGGAATTCTAATGAAATCTATTGATAAAATTAGTGAGGTGTTTAATGTAGGTACAAGTGTGTCGTTACCTGATAACTTAACCCCCCCTATTCAATACAATGCATCTGATATAGAACAGGATGATGACTTTCAAATGGCAAGAACAGCCTTAAGAAGTCTTATTACTAAAAACGATGATATCCTTACAGAGTTAATTAGTATATCAAAGAACTCTGAACATCCAAGAGCATTTGAAGTAGCCGGGCAGTTGGTTAAAGCACAAGCAGAGATTGCTAAAGAATTAGTTGGTCTCCATAAGACCAAAAAAGATATTGATAAAGCATCCGGTAAGTCAGCAAGTATTGGTACACAAAATAATATAGTGTTTGCAGGCTCTACCTCTGAACTTATGAAAATGATTAACGGTGAAAAGAACAGGTTATCTAATGGATGACAACAGTTACAATGGTAATTCCTTACTTAAACCCATTGGCTTTGAGATGCAATATACTGCCGACCAGGTTAAGGAGTTAATGCGTTGTAAGGAAGACCCCCAGTACTTTATTGAAAATTATTGCTACATTGTTTCTCTTGATCAAGGTTTAATTTTGTTTAAACTCTATGAATGTCAAAGAGAAAAAGTTGATACTATAATGAATAACCGAAAAGTTATTTTAATGGAAGGTCGTCAACAGGGTAAAACTATTACATCGGCTGCATGCATTTTACATTATTCAATTTTTAATTCTAATAAGACTATTGCTATTTTAGCTAACAAGTCCACAGCTGCAAGAGAAGTACTAAGTCGATATCAAATTATGTACGAGAATTTACCCTTGTGGATGCAACAAGGTATTAAGACTTGGAACAAAGGCGATGTTGAATTAGAGAATGGATCTAAAGTATTTACCTCTGCTACCTCTACATCAGGTATTCGAGGTAAGTCCGTTAACTGGCTGTATATTGACGAGGCAGCTATTATACCAAATAATGTAGCCGAAGAATTCTTTACATCAACCTATCCAACTATTATGGCTGGGGAAACCACTAAAGTATTATTAACTTCCACACCTTTAGGTTATAATCACTTTTGGAAATTTTGGAATGATGCTACTGAAGGAAGAAATGGCTTTGTGCCTTTACAAATTGAGTATTGGAAGATACCCGGTAGAGATGAAAAATGGGCTGCAGAACAAAAAGCCGTTCTTGGTGAACTTAAATTTAATCAAGAGGTGTTATGCACATTCCTTGGTTCGTCTAATACATTAATTTCTCCTGATACCATTGCAAGACTTTCCCCTATTAGTTGGTTACATTCTAAAGACGGGTTAGATGTTTTAGAATACCCAATTGCCGGTCATACCTACTTTTGTTCCGTTGATACATCAAGGGGGGTTGGGGGCGATTATTCTGCCTTTACCTTAATGGATACAACAGAATTTCCATTTAAAATTGTAGCTAAATATAGAGACAATAAAATAAGCCCATTATTATATCCTACTGTTATCCATAAAGTTTGTAAGGATTATTATAATGCGTATGTTCTAGTAGAAATAAATGATATTGGGCAACAAATTGCCGATATTATTCACAACGACCTAGAATATGAGAATATGATCTGGGTAGGAAGTGATTCTAGATATGGACAAGTAATGTCTAGTTCTGGAAGGCATTCTAATTTAGGCGTAAGAACAACAAAACAAATTAAACGAATTGGGTGTTCAACACTCAAGTCATTAGTAGAAGAAAATAAATTATTAGTATTTGATCAAGATATTATTTCAGAGTTTTCAACCTTTATCGAACACAATGGTGTGTTTCAAGCCGATGAGGGTTATCACGACGATCTAACAATGACGTTAGTTCTTTTTGCATGGGCAACAAATGATCCTATGTTTAAAGATCTAATGAATGTAAACAATCGGCAAGCAATGTATAGTGCCCAAATGCAAACTATTGAAGACGAGTTAACACCGTTTGGGTTTATTGATAATGGTATTCCAGAGGAAGAACAAGCTATAATTGATGGGGATGATCTTTGGTTAACTGATAGATTTAAAAAAGATTACTCTGATTTTATTAGCGAAAGACGCTGGAATTAGTCAAAGTTCGTTATTTATAAATATACTAGTATAAAATTTGTTATGTGGAATAACATTATAAGGAGATAAAAAAATGGCATTTCAGCTCTCACCAGGCGTTTTAGTAACGGAACAAGACTTAACGTCTGTTGTACCTTCAGTTGCTACAACAGCCGGCGGTTTTGCTGGCGCATTTCAATGGGGTCCTGTAAGACAGGTTACCACAATAAGCACAGAAAACAATTTAGTAACTGTATTTGGTATGCCTAACAGCACTACCTATAATTCATTCTTTACAGCGGCTAACTTTCTGTCTTATGGTAATAACTTACAAGTTATCCGAGTTGTAAATGAAGCTACAGCAAGAAACGCAAAATCAAACGTATCAGCAACAGCAATTATTGTTAGAGGTGAAGATCATTATAATGCATCTTACCTTAATGGTGGTTCTGGACAAGGTCTGTATATTGCAAAGTATCCAGGTGTTTTAGGTAATTCAATTAAAGTATCAGTAGCCGATGCTAATACATTTTCAACATGGGCATATGCAACTAATTTTGATGCTGCGCCTAATACATCACCTTATGTGAGTGCTATAGGGGGTTCTAATGATGAAATGCATATTATTGTTTTTGATGCATTAGGTTCATTTACTGGTACAGTTAATACAGTTCTAGAAAAATTCTCTTATGTATCTAAAGCAGTTGATGCTACAAGACCAGACGGGACTTCTTCATACTATAAAGATGTAATTAATAACCAATCAAAATATATTTGGTGGGGAGCCCATGAGACTGCTAATGTGGCAACAGTAGCTGGGGGCCAGACTATTGGTTCAACAGCTAATGCTTCTGCCTTCTCTAACCTAACATCTTCACCTAACGTTACCTTAACTGGTGGTGTTTCTGGAGATAGTCCAACAGATGGTAATATTACAACAGCATTATCAGTATTTGCTAATAGTGAATTGTATGACATCTCCTTACTCCCATTGGGTAGTGCATCTGCTGTAGTAGCTAACTATGCAATTTCAAGTATTGCTGAAGTAAGAAAAGATTGCGTTGTGTTTATATCCCCATTGCTAACCAACGTTTCAAATAACGCTGGAAGTGAAGCAACCGATATTGTTACATTCCGTAATACATTAACATCTAGTTCTTATGCAGTATTAGACTCTGGATGGAAATATCAATATGACCGTTATAACGATCAATATAGGTATGTACCTCTGAACGGAGATACCGCTGGACTTTTAGTTCGTACAGATTTTGTAGCTGATCCTTGGTACTCACCTGCTGGTTTCAATCGTGGACAACTTAAGAACGTAGTTAAATTGCCCTATTCACCCTCTGCAACAGATCGTGATACGCTGTATAAAGCAGGTGTTAATCCTGTAGTTACATTCCCCGGTCAA